CTCCTACCTCTAATGAAAAATATAAACTATCTAAAAATGTTTGGTCTGTATAATCTATTTTAATATCATCAGCAGATGGTTTTTCTAATAAATCTCTAACTTTCTTTAATTTATCAAAATTAGAATCATTAGCAATCATGTTAGTCATAAAAACTTGATTATTAGTTAAATTTAAATATTCATCAGCAGTAGTAGGTTTTTTAATTGTATTATAATCTGCTTGTGTATCACTTCTAAATATTATATTATTTGTAATTTTAGCAATTTCATTAGCATCAAAATTAGATGAAAAAGCACCATCAAAATTATCAAATAGACAAAATTGTTCCCCAAGGTCATATGGAGCAGATGCGGCATAAGCTGGATTATCAGCAATTATTTTTGTTGTGCTTGGTGGGGTTGGAGGATAATTTGTATCTGGTGGAATAGAACCACTAAAAAAACTACTATTAGATAAACTATTAACATTTAATGTTTGTATATTTTTACTTAAATTTAAATTAGAATATAATTCACTACTTGAGATAGTTCGTTTGTAATCTCCACTTGAAACACAATTCCAAAAATATTTTATTTTTTGTGCCGATGTTGGTAATGCTATTCCAGTTTTAGTTTGTAAAGTTGTATTTATAGAAAAATTATCAACTCCATTTTGTAAGTCATATAACATTTTACCATAAGTTGTTGGAAAACATTTACAACTTTCATCTTCTACTTGTAATTGATTAAAACTATCAAAATAGTTTTTATAAGTAGTTAGTGATGTATTTGTTGTTAAATCATCAGTATAATCAAATAAAGTTGGATTTACAAATTCATCATTACCTTCTAAATTAGGATTATTTAAACTTTCAGTTATTTTATTTCCAATTACAATTGGAGAATTAAAACCAATATCAGTTTGGAAATCAGCATTACTTTTTACAATATCATATTTACTGCTATAAGTTCCAGTTAAATTTTGATTATGATAACTTGTATAACCATTAATATATGGCCCAACCCAATCTTGAGCTCCAACATATAATCTTTGTGTATCTGGAACATAATGTGCTAAATTATTTGTAGCAGTTAAATTAGAATTATTAAAACCAAAATCTGTTGCATTTAATTCATTAGCATTACGATATAAACTTGTTGAACCATTAACAAGCCAATCGTCAATACTTTCTAATGATGGGCCACCATAATCACTCCACCATACACAAGGTATATTTGTTTCAGTTTCATCAGCAATATTATATGTATGTTTAGTATCTTGATAATTAAATTGTCTATAACTAAAAGTTCCTGTTCCTGCTGCTTTTGCTTGTGGAGATTTTAAAGTTGCTTGTCCTAATGGGAGCATACAATTATTTAACCAATTATTATAAATATAATAACCAAACTGCATTCTACCAGCATTATCAGTTAATTCTTGATTACTATTTGCAGTTCCAATCAATTCAACAGATTCATCACTTACTCCTTTACTTTTTATCATGGATTGATAATATTGGATTCTATCACCAACATCTAATGTAATACTTTGTGGAAGTTTAATCTTCCAACTATTATTACTAAATTCATCATTATAATTATCAGTTGAAATAGCAGTTCCATAATCCACAGCATAATTTTTCTTTGCTACTTCTTGATTAGATTCAACTATAATAGAATATTCCATTTATTTATAACGAATAATAAAAATAAAAAAAATTATATAATATTTATATTTATTTGAGTAATTATAAATTAATTTTAAGAAGAAACAAGAACAACACCACCTTTGAGAATAAATGACCTTTCATGTTCTACATAGAAAATAAGATTTCTATTTTGTTGGTCGTTAAAGGAATATGTATTATCTCTTTCATAAAGAATATTTTTATTAATTACTTCTGTTCCTTCTCCTCCTGGCCCTTTTCTTAAATCAAGTCCAGTAATAAAATAATTACCAGATAGTGTAGAAGATGCTTGACCCATCATTAATACATTAGCATCAAATACGATATTTTGTTTTCCATTTTTATTTTCAAAGAAATCATTTTCCACATCATTAGAATATTCAGCATTACATACAGACATAGGAAATCCTAAAATCTGTTCCATTTCATTTCTCATGTGAGATGTATTAGTCAATTTTCTTGGATAGATAATTCTATCATTTACTCTCCAATTAAAATGAGGAGCATGAATCATAGCATCACTACGATATTTTCCAGCAAGTGGGTTTGGAAGACCATTATCTTCTACTACCATTACTGAATTAACTTTTAATCCAGCAGAACCTACCTCTCTAACATCAGTAGTAGGTTTTGTATCACCAGTAAGAATTCCACCAGGAGAAATTAATTGGGTTGTAGTAGTTGTAATATCTGGAAATTTAAGGGGCATTCCATCACTCATTACTTGGTTTCTAATATTATTCATTACAGGTAGATCATATTCAAGATAATCTAAATGAAGTTGGAAATTATCAAGAGAATATGTAGAAGCAGTAGTAGTTCCAGGAGCATTTCTAAACATAATAGTTTTACCAGTTTCAGGATTAGCTTGTTGAACTAAATTAATTTCTAATGATACAATTTCTTCCATTGCAAAAAGAGGCAATTGTAAGCCCCGCATCATCGGCACCAAGTCAGCCAGAGATAAACTAAATAAACTTGATTCAGTTTGACTTTGAACTACTTTATATTTATCTGGAACAGATGCCGTAGTTTTATTGGTATAGATTGCAGAACCAGCATCAATAGCAAGTAATCCATCAGTATTAGGAGAACAACTCACATTAACCACTCCACCATCAAAAACCATATCCAGATTTTGTTTTTGTGAAGCAGTATGAACTGATTTTCTCATAGCATAATATTTTCCAAAGTGTTCTATTCTGGATAATACTTTTGTTCCTGCCCTAAGAATAACACTATCAATACAACCTGCTATACCAGATGTAAGAGGTAAAAAACAATCGCCAGCAGCACTTGATGCAGCATCTTCTGGATGCACCGACATAACAAGACGAGAACCAGCATTTAGTATGCCTTGTTGCTTAAAATTCCAGACCACTTTTCGCTGGCTTTTATTTATGGGTTCTAAAACAGAAGTATATATTTCTACATTACTCATAGTTGTTTTATTAACAGGTATTAAAACATCGGGTAATTGTGATTTAGACATTTTATTTATATAAATAAAAAATATTAGAAAAATTAAATAAAATAATTTTTAAGAGATAATGTAAAATATAAAACATAATTTATTTTTCATGTTTTAAGAACTTACACTAATACCTTGTGGAGAATAAGTTAGTTTATTTTTAGATAATGTGAATACATTAACAGAATTGGGAGACGAACCATTTAAGGAACTTTCAATACGAAGACCGAATATTGAGGACGAAAAATTCCTTCCTACTTTTGTTAAACTATCTTGATTTATACCCAAACCAAATACTGGTTTAGCTTGTGCTTCAACATTAACAGCTGGGTCAAGAGATGCTACTTCATCACCATTTAGATTTACTTTTGTTTTTAGTTGATTTTCAGTATTAAGAGATACAAGGGTCATAGAAGAACCTCCAACATTCATAGCAGATTTAAGTTCATCAATTACCTCCACTCGTGGTCTATCTTCTGTTGATTGTTCTTTACATTCAATCTCATAATCAAGAGGGACTCTCATAGAATCCTTAATGAAAACTACTTTGTCTAATGTAGCATCTGCATTATATACACCTCCTGTTTGATTTTTAAAATTATCAGTTGAGAAACCATCTTGTGCTATATTGTTAATGGAGGTTGTAGGTATAGTATTTGCTATAACACTTAGTGTTTTACTTGTTCCAAATGAAAGATTTAATTGAGTATCACTTGCATTAATTACCTGATATTGTGAAGCCCATGAATTGTATTCTAACTCACCTGTTGCTGGACGTTCCATCATTTCAGTTGTTGAAGCATCAAAAGCAAGAGTATCGTAGCAAAGAGAACAATCCACTAAACTATAATATACTGAATTAGCATCAGCTTCACTTGTAATTAATACATCTTTATCGTTTCTTAATTGGATTTGTATCTCACAGCCCCGTAAGCCATTAACCCCGAGGGGTAATGATTCATTTCCCATAGTAAGACCTGTTTCAATAGGAATAGAAACAAATACTTCGGTATTTACACCAACAGCACCAATATTATCTCGTGATGCTAAACTGGGATCTTTACCATTTAACTCTCCGTCATATTGAGCTTGATTATGAGTAAGTCGTTTAGTAAGAGCCATTAATCTACCAACATTTCTTAAAGATTCCATAACATTACCACCTTGACCTTGTGAGATTGTAATAGTATCAAAAAGAGCATTCACACCAACACGAGAATTCATTCTTAACGAATATGCAGCACCTCCTTTATTACCTATATTATTGGGAAAAACTGGGGTAGAGAATGTAGAAGTGGAACGATTGACTCTTAATTTTGCATTCAGTTTTAGAGTTTTGGTAAGAAGTAGGGTTGGACTTTGTGGAATAATAAAATTTATTAAACTCGCACCTTTCGCAAAACTGAATTCATTATTGGCGGGCATATTAATAGGGAGTATTTCATTCTTATCTTGTGAAATAATAGTCATTTTATTAATAATAATAAAATTTTTTATAAAAATTAAATAAAATAAAAATTATAATATACTAATTAATATTTTATATAACAATCTTTCATGTTTAAATTTCTATGTCGTAATTGTTCTTCAAAAAAGAGAGTATCGGTAAGATTATCAAGAACATAATCATAAGCCATAGTTTTAGCATCATTATCCTCATTATGATATTTTCTAAATAAATTATACATTTTTCTTATATCCATAAATAATGAATAAAAATGTTCTCTATCCATTTCAGCAAAATTAGTATTTACTTCTAATAGTGTGTTCTCCATTCTTTATATTATATTAAGATAATAATTTAATCTTTTTAAATAGTTTAATTAATTAATTAAATTTAATAGTATTTAAATTAATTTAATTTCTAATAAACAACTTCAATATTATTTTTCTGGACTATTAATGTTCTTGCAGTAGTAGCATATACATTAAGAGTTTTAGCATAAGAAGCAGTTGATCCATATTCTAAACGAAGAGATAGATCACTTTTAGTAATATCACTAACACTTCCAAATAGGGAAACAGCTCTACCAATAACAAAATTCTTTTCTGCATTTTGTAAAGATTTAACAAAGTGCCCCGCATTTGTTAAACTTTTATAGGTCTCTTGGAGGGCAAGTTGTTCTACATAAGCAGGGGTCATAGATAGTCGTGATAGTGGAACTCGTTGGTCGGGTTCAAGCCGATTGTTGATTTCCCACTGATAAGATGTAATTCCATCAGGTTTAGCCACGAGGTTTCCAGCATCATAAGTATCAGTTGATGCAAGGGGCATAGCATTTAGAGAATATACCCTTTTAGCAGTATTATTAATAGAAGCGTTCAATAAACCATTAACCCCAACGAGATTAACCTTATGAAGCGTCAAATTGCGAAAATTCATGATGAGTCCTGTGGAACTATTAATTTTTCTTACCATATCATCAATATATGATTGAGGGGGCTGAACCTGTTCTACAATCATTTCTAAATCACTAATAGTATAATCAACTTTTACTGCTGCTTGTGCTACGGCAGTATTAATAGCGGCATCGGCACCTCCACCTTGCATATTTACACCAGGAGTCCAACCTTCATATACATTTTGTTTTAGTGTGTAAAGTTTTGTATCAACAGCAAGTAATGGGCCAGTAGTATTAATTGGAACATTTGCACGAACTTTAAGGGTCATATCACCACCAGCATTTCCAACAGATACTAAAATTCCAATTAATGTATCAGTAGTCCCCACTTTATAATATAGTGCATCGCCGATAGAAAATCCACAATCTCCACTATCTGCTGTTTTTGTAGTAATATCTACGACATGTGTTAATGAAGGATTATCCCAAGCAGCAGCTAATACTTGTGTTTTAACAAGAGCATTTTTCTTACCATTTTCACCACTATCACCAGCAAGACGAATTGATTTTTTAATATTATTAGTATGAAGTGTGAGTTTTGTTCCACCAAGTGCAGCATTTGCAACAACAGATGCACTTGGCCCAAGAATACCTGATGCGTGAAGAGGTAATGAGATTGCTACTTTTTTAGAAGTAAGTGGTGTTGTAATATTAGCACTTGGAAGTGGTTGAGGATTCCAGAAAAGTTGATTAGCAGAATTATTGGTTAGAGATAATCCTTCATTTATAGATCTATCATTTCGCACACCATCATCTGCGGTATAACTATAAAATCCCGCAACAGCAGAACTCATTTCCTCAACTTCTTCTAAAAGATTTAATCCATTTTGAGTTTGAACTCTCATGTGTCTAAATAAAGAAGAACAAGCAGCAGCAGCATCTGGTTTTGGTAGTTGCCTGCCCTGCATTTGTAAGTTAAATCTTAATCGTAATGTCTCTGGATTAAAAAATGAGATATAGTCAGGTATGTTAAATACAAATTGTGAAGTTCCATTTCCGTTAGGTTTAATATCTATACCTTGTGCTAATGGGAAGATTTTAAGTTTTTTTGTAGGTATGAATAAAGAATTATCATTTGCTCTATATTCGTTTTCCATATTTATTTATAATATAGAATATAAAAAATAATAATTAAATAATTTTTAAATTAAATAAAAAATTTATTTTTCTAAAAAGTCATAGCACCTGCTCTACTTTGTAAAGATGAACCAGTTGGTAATATTGTAGAACCTATATTATAAGTTGATGAAATTGCTGGTGTTGCAGAAGAATATGGTAATACTGGTGCTTTGGGGTGATGACTATGATGTAATAATTCATCTAATCCAAAAGCAATAGCACCTCCAACAGCAATTAATCCTGCTAATGGTGCTCCAACCCCAGTGGCTGCTAAACCAGCATCAGCAGCACCCAGTTCAGTAGCACCTGCTATTAAACCAGTTTCACCAATTTCTTCCCCAGCAGCAGCACCACCAAAAGTTGCTGTCCCACCTTCACCAACAGCATTAGCAGTTCCTAAATAATCTGCTGAACCAAGTTGAGTTGTTTTAGATACTAAACCACTTTCACCTTCTTCTGCTATGGGGATACTTTCTTGTGCTGTATTAATTGCTTGTTTTTCTTCTGCTGATAATGTAGCATTAATATCACCTGTTCTCATGATTTCTTCTGGACTTTGTTCTTCTATATTTGCTAAATTATTTCTTGTTTCTAATGTAGGATCACTTGATGCTGGTCTTTCTTCTGTGGGTTGTAGATTTTGTCTAAAAGGATTATTATTAATATCTCTTAATTCTTCACTTTGAGGTCTAACAACACTTTTTGGTGTTTCTGCTGTTTGAACTCCTTGATAGGTATATAACTTAGTAGAACTTTCTGGTAATTCACCTTGTGCTTGGTCTGCTATATTATTAATTCTTGTTTTAACATCACCAGTAGTTCTTTCTACATCTACACCAGTTTTTTCTGCTATTTTTTGATTAACAGCATTTTTAACATATTTTATACCTTCTGCTGTATCATCAAGAGCAGATTTACCTCTTTGTCCTAAAACATTTTTATAAAAACCAGTTCCCAGAGAATAAAAGTGGGGAACATTTGTTAATACACCAGCACCTTCTGTTGTTGATGCTATTTTATTCTGCACATATTCACTTGCTTTATTACTATAATCGTTTAGTTGTGATTCAAATAATTTGTTAGCATCATCTCTCCATTCCTCAAATTGTTCTCCTTTTGTTTGTTGGATTAAACTATTTAACCTATCACTATTAGAAGCCCTTTGACTTACTTGCTCTCTTAAAAAACTATCCATATTTATTAAGAATAAATATAAAAATTAAAAAATTTAAATAAAATTATTCTTAACCAACTATCCATGTTTATTTAATAAAATAAAATTTAAATAAAATTATTTTTCTTCTACATTTTCTTCATTTACAGAATTATCAAAATTAGAATGTAATAGTTTATCAAAATTTAAATATGTTTTACCAGTTTGTAAATTACCATATAAGAAATTATATTTTTTATTTTGGACTTCTCTTTTATATAATGATGTGAAACCTTCATTACCACCAACGGAACTAAACTCATCTTCCAATTGTTTTAATTCACCACCATTATATATACCTGCAAACGCTATAATTTGTGTTATGTTATTTCTCACAACATTATTTACAGATTTAAATTTTTGCACGATATAAAATAAATTTGCTATATTGTAATGCCTTGCACGACTTGCTATACTGAATGCTTTACTATTATATATTGATAAAGAGCCGATGATATCATCAAAAATTATTGCTATTCTCGGCATATCTTTTTTTTCATATTGTTTTTGTGTTTCTATGATACTATCAATAATTTCATCAACTTTTGCAGAATTTAAATCATCATAAACTATAACATTTGGTTCATCAATT